CAATTGCCCACATATTCTGTTGTCCACGATCATTAGTCGTAACAGTCATTGTAGTTTTGTTAAGAAACGTTACATAATTATATAGCAAAAATAAAGAGGCGTCAAGCCCCTTTGTTGTGGTTTTCCAATATTTTAAGTATAAGTGCTTACACTGGATGATATATTACATTTTCCGATTTATAAAGTTCTATAGTTTCTTCAATGTAATCAATCATCTCATCAGTAATTACAGGTGAGCACCCAACAAAGAAAACATTGTCAAGAACTTTACAAGCGTTTGGATAGTTCTTTGCAGATTCTAAATGCTTGTATGCTGGGTGCATTAGAATATTACCCGCAAAATAATTACGAGTCTGAATTTTATGACTTTCCAGATACTTCACTAAATGTGATTTGCCATATTCATACACAATGGGAACACCAAACCAACTTGTTTCTGCTTCTGGGCGTTCATTAATTACACGAAGACCAAAAATATTCTCAAAAATTTTTTGAAGTCTTTCTTTATTGTGTCTGCGTTTTGAATGAATATGATCAAACTTTTCAAGTTGAACAAGACCGATAGATCCTTGAAGATCTGCTGGTTTCAAATTATATCCAATCTGCCCAAACACATACTTATGATCCACCAGTTCATTATATCCTTCCAACCAGTAATCAAATCTCTTACCACAGACACCACACTCCAGGAGATTCTGTGCTCCCACACAATAACAGTCACGACCCCACCAGGCAAAACTGCGGGCAATATCAACAATCTCTTTGATATTGGATGATACCATACCACCTTCAATGGCAGCAATATGGTGAGCAGGATAGAAAGAGCAAGATGCTGCTACTGCGTGTTTTGTAAGATACTCACCTTTCCACTTACTACCAAGACTATCACAGTTATCAGCAATCAACTTAATATTATTCTTATCACAAATGTCAAGCAAACGATCATAGTCATAGGGATTGCCAAGAACAGGTGAGGAGAATACTGCCCGAGTTCTAGAAGTAATCTTTGCCTCCACTTGATTAAGATCCCAGTTCAGGTCATTATAATCGATATCAACAAAAACTGGTTTCAGATTGTTTTGGATAATAGGGTTAATTGTGGTTGGGAACCCGCAAACACACACAATAATCTCATCACCATCCTGCCATCCAAAATACTTCTTTAGAGCAGCAATCATCACAAGGTTGGCAGAACTACCAGAGTTCACCATCACAGAATGCTCAAACCCAAACCTCTTGGAGAAAGCACGTTCAAACTTATTAACTTCTTCACCCGAAGGAAGCCACTTACCACTCAACAAAGTGGTAATAGCAGCAGCGACTTCCTTCTCATCCCAATAAGGACCAGAATAATAGATATTACTTTTCCCCTTCTCATAGTTGTTGTTGCAGATATAAGGAAAAAGTTTTTCACCTTTATCTTGAAGGTTGGAAATGAGATTTAGAACCTCTTGATTTATTGACATAATTCTCGAATGATTTGTTCATTACTAATTTGACGAGTGAATCCAAGTTGATTCAATTTAGATGTATCCATCCAAAAGTCTTTTGCCTGGACAATTTTATGAAAGTCGGGCGCTTCTTTAGATTTGATACTTGAGTTGGATTTCAAATATTGCTTTGCAGTTTCAATTATAGCAGAGATAGGTGTTGGTTGTCCACTTCCGATATTATATACTTCATTAAGTTCACCCTCATTACAAACTAATTCAATAGCACGACAAACGTCATCAATATGCATAATGTCTCTGATAGGTGTTCCGTCATCATACAAATAAACATCCTCATCTTTTTTGAGAAGGTCTATCATATAACTTAAGGCATTCTTTCTTGTAGAAACTTTACTGTCACCTTTACCCAATACATTACAAAGTCTTATAATTCTATAATTAACTTTAAATGTTTTGCAAAAAGAAATTAAGAGATCTTCCGCTGCTTTTTTAGTGATGGAATAAAATCCTGTTGGATTGCAATGATAATCTTCTTTTGCTGGAAGATTAGTTTCCCCATAAACAAACCAAGAACTAATGAAATTAAAAGTAATATCTCTTTCCTTACAATGTTCTAAAACTTCACAAAGCACTCTCAAATTAGTATCAACATCTAAAGTTATATCACTAAAAACATTGTAATTATCAACAGTGGAAATAAAATAAATTATTTCATTGAGAAGAGGAACTCTTTGTTGTCTTTGTTGAGGAAAAGCCTCATCAGAAAACATTTGACAATATCGACTTCCTATAAATCCAGTTGCTCCGTAAACTGAATACTTCATTTTCCTTCCCAACCAGGTGGTAGTCGTCCAAAGAATGGATCATAATCAAAGATAGCATTCCAATCAGGAACATCGGTTGCTTGATTTCTCCAAAAATTCCACAATCCTTCATGACTACTGCGATGAAAAACATCAATATGAATATCATGAATTGATGATCCAAGTTCAATTTTATACAAGAAAAGAGGAATAGCAAACGTATTTCCAGAATTATAAATTAAATCATCAGCGACTGCCCTCGGTTTAGATCCTTGATCAAGTTTATACTTGTCTCCTCGACAATGAAGATCCACCAATTTTTTAGCATAATGGCGGGTGATCATATAACACGCGGTAGAAAAATCATTCACAAATCTTCTATGGAATTGTAAATGAACTTGAGCAGGATTAATAATGGCAAGTTGAATAACATCAAAATCATATGGAACTTTTGAATAAAAGTCCTTCCAAGAAAATGGCCAATGTTTTACAACTTCCAAATCACAGTCATCTTCCATTACTAGAAGATGATTTTCTTTTTCATCAGTATTTTCTAACCAGTGCTTCAGTGCTTTAAGATGAGATGTAACACACCCCACTTCTCCAGAGGACATATTATCAGGATATCTTCCTTTTAAGATATCTCCAAGATCTCTATCTCCTCTCCCATCGTGTGCAGATATTCGAGTATAATTTTCAATCTCCCAATATTTAAATTGATCCTCCATATACTTTGCTCTATCTGGTTGATCATCCAAGTTGATATAATAAATGGGTGGAAGACCCTTTAATTTATATGCGGACTTATTTTTATCCATATCAAATTACCTCCCACCTCTTTGGAATTAAATCTTCCAAACTTTTATCAGCATTGCCTGGTCCAAACCATTTTGATGGTGCAATAACTTTTTTACTATTTGCTAACCAAGCACCCCACCAAGAGAATGAAGAGTTTGCAATGATATGTCCAGAGCACAAGGTCATTAAACATAGGTCAATTGTATTATCTTTATTCTCAGAAATTAAAAATCTATCAGAAGTAAAGAGTTCTTGCTCATTACACCAATCTGGATCATCAGAAAAAACAATTACTGTTTGATCAGGATCAAACTTTTCAAGTGCTTGTTCATAGTAATTCAAATCAAGAGCAGTATGATTAGGATTAGTTAGATAATCAGTCCTCCTAACATGAAGTGAGATGGGTTTGTCTAAACTCGATATCATTTCTTTACAAGGAGAGAGAATATGAGATCTAAAAGTAAAATCTTCTTCTATAGAACTTTTTATCCTTTCAAAATATTTTTCTGTTTGAAAAAATCCAAAAATAGATATGTCATTTGGACACTGATTAAATAAATGTTCATCAAATCCAAACGTGACTTCTTTAGCAACTGGTGCATATCCACGATCAAGAAACTTGACATTATTTCTAGGTAAATGTGACAACTCAAATACTTCAAAGAGTTGATGATCACTCCAGATATCTACAAAATTAGATGGAGGAATTCCAAAATCATATCCACGATTGGCAGCAATACCTCTTAGAGAAGCATACTGAAACATTTGATTGCCCAGTCTTCCAAGTTTTCCAAGATGATTAAACACGAGCATCAGTCTGCCTCCTCTTTACATATGGTTGATTTTGATAGTAATCATGAAGAACCTTCGGATCTTGTTCTCTCATCCACTGCCATAGATTATGATTCTCTCTAAACTTGGGATTATGATAGTGAGAATTGTGAGTTCTTTCGTGTTCAAAATGCCAAATTGGTCCATCTATTCTACCAACATTATAACCTAGAGCGTTAAATCTATAATAAAACTCACAATCTTCCGCACCCCAAGAAAGAAAAATTTCATTCCACATATATCCTTCTATTACTTTCTTTCTATTATAAAATTGAGTCCATCCAATTGTAGATGCTTCAGTTCTACAATGAGGCATAATTTGTTGCAAATCAAATTTGCTCTGAACAAAATTTTCAAAAACTTCTACTGGATAGTTTACTTGAAATTGATAGATTCCACATCCATAAGGATAGACTACATCACACTGTCCATCAATAATCGCATTATATGCTGCCTGATGACTGCTTAAAGGATAAACAACATCAACATCATGACTTACGACAACTTCTGTATCTGCTTCTAAAATTAGATCATTGAGAATTCTTGTTTTATGAAACAAATCATCATTACTCTGTTCGAAAATATGTCGAAGATTACCTATGTTAACTATGTTTTCAATTGCAGGGAGAGCGTGTTGCTGAAATACAGATTGTTTATCTACTTCTTTAACAAGAACTTTTGCTTCTGGAAAATTTGTGAGAAGATAAGAAACCGACGTTACAATGTTCCGAAGACGATCATTACTCTCAATTCGAGTCGGCATTATGTAGGTAAGATTATTCATACTCAACCTCCACCCATCCTTGTGGTAGAAGATCGCTCATATCATAATGATTATAAAACTTACCAAACCAAGGATTTGGTGCAACAATAGGTTGAGTTGGATTTTGAATCAACCACGCACCCCACCAGCTCATGGTGCTATTGGCAATAATACCACCAGTGCAGAGAGACATCATACACAGATCAAAGTATGGAATGAGAGCATTCTGTCTACCTTCCAATGTATCACAAGTCTGCGGATACTTTTCATTATATTCGGAAAGCATAAAGCGATCATCTTTGAAAAATTCTTGTTCTTGACACCACCCAATGTCATCGGAAAAAACAATAACTGGAGAATCCTTTTCAAATAGTTCTAGTGCTTTTTCATAGTATGAAATTGAACAGATAGGATGGGCATCTGGGTTTACAGCATAATCACCCCTACGAAGATGCATAAAGATTGGATCTTTTAGTTCCTGAACAATCTCTTTACAGGGATCTAAAATTTCTTTTTTAAAGGTAAAGTCTTTACGAATGATATCCTTTACGTTCTGAAAATATTTTTCGGTTGTAAAGTAATCATGAAGATTTACATTATCTGGACACCCATCAAAAAATTCTTGACTGAAATGAAATTGCCCAGTCGCAATGCTTTGAGTATTCAAATGTCCAAGATTTTTTTCAGTTACGGATCCCATCTCAAAACAATCAAAGAGACCGTAGTTTGAATCGCCGTAACTTTCTGGGCGGGGGATTACCCAATCATATTCACGATTAGCAGCAATACCTCTCAATCCAGCATACTGGAACATCTGGTTTCCCAAACGACCATTTGAACCTAATTGATTATAACTAATTGTCATTCAGTTTCCTCGTTAAAGTAATTCAAATAAATGAAATCTTCGAGAATTTCATATTCTTTTGCACGTTCAAGGTTATCTTTAATGGCATCTATTTTACTATAATAGATCTCTTCAGACACATCAAACTCTTCACTCAAGTCAATGATTCCATCTGTATTAAAATATCTAGCAATATCTGGAGAACCCTTATACACAGGAATAGTTCCTGTTGCAAAACAATCTAAAATCTTTTCAGTGAAATAAGAATTATAGAATCCATTTTCAATCACAACAGAAAACATATAGTCACAAAGACCTTCTTCCTTTGTTGCAATCTCATTGATTCCGCGACCATACACATCAATTTGGTCACCCAACATTTCAACCCACTGAAGACGAGTCCTTTGCCCTTCTGTCATTGCTTTGTTGGAAGAGATCATAGAAATCATTTTTGTTTTTTCATAGATCTTTGGTTCTTGAATCCAGAACCCTTGAGCAGGACACCATTTAAACTTTTCATCAAGTTCAAGAAGTTCTTGATTATGCGTAAAAATAGCATCAAATGTTTCTAAAAACTTTTGAGGATTACTTCTCACCTGATTAACAATGTGTGGTTTAATATACTTGGATTCCAACAACCAAGCATACTTTTTCCCACCTACACTGTCATTAAATGCATAGGGAATAGTATCATCAACATAAAAAGTATTTTCGAGAGAGTCATCTTTTACCCACTCAATATACTTGGATTCTTTTCCGTGAACAGAATATCCTTTGTTACCACCAGTCAGGTGAGTAAAAGTGTCACTCTTTAGATTAAACTTTTTTTTCATTTTTTATACGCTTTAATAGAATTAATTAAACCATCCTCATCAAATTGAATGACATCCACAACCTCTAGAAATTCTTTCTCATTGACAACGATCAGAATTTCTACTGCAAAAGAATCTTCACCATCCTGATAGATTGAGATTGGTTTTGCAATAATGCTATCAACAGAACCAAAAATTTTTTGGTTTGCTTTTGTAACATCATCTATTCCAGATTCTGCAATTTCCCAATCAATCAATCGAACATCTTCGGAAAACATTTTCTTAAGAGAATCAATGTCTTTATTAGAAAAATTTTTAAAATAAGAAAGTAGTTTATCTTTGTTAGTCATTGTCATTTCATGTATGTTTCTCTGATGAATTTCTTAACAGGACAGAAGCGTTTGTATCCTACCCGTTTTATGCTAAAGTATCCAGCATTTCTCTTCTCCACAACTTGCTCTGGAAATAAATGAGTATTTCTTAGGGCACGATTAGATGGATCATATGTTCCAAAATGAGCAGGAAACTCCCAGTCTTGTCCAGACATAAGAGCCATATAACCAGGGAAAATGCTAATCATATCTTGATTATAATACGTTTCAACACAAGAGTCAACATTTTGTTTAGCAAGTAACATTGCCTCCTTTGTAAGTGTTAGGCATTCCCAATTTGATGCCATAGGAGTTTCAATACCATACTGCTTGTAAAGATCTTTTGGATCCCAACGACCATAGGGTTGTTGAAGGGGAAACCCTATGACAGTTTTATTCATATCTTTTCCACAGTAGATATCATCCCAATTTTCAGTATTATAAAACTGGACATAATTGACATCCTTTTCAAATTTGATTTTATCTACAAAATACTGATTGGCAGATACTAGACAGAAATGATCGAATGTGTCTATTTCCTTTTCTGATAATTCTTTTAGAACTTTATTATAGGCACCAAAGATAAAATCAGATTGATTCAGAGTTCCAGGCATATGGCGAACTCTTACTTTTGGATGAACAATACTTGGATGATTGACAATAAAGTCACAATCATCATGAAAATATTGTATATTCTCAATCACATCTTCAAGGTCATCTACATCGTGATCTGTAGAATGGGCAAAGATAATAAAACAAACTCTATTATTCGATATCATAATTTTAAAGCATTATAGATGGGGTTAAAATATTAATATTATGCGAAAACTCAGTAACTAAATCATATCTTTTAGCTGTCTCTAAAGATGGATAAAAAATTAATCCATGAAACGGTTCAATATCATAAAAAACATTTAACGTTGGTATATGTGGATGTGGAAGATCAATAAGTTGAGACTGAACAAAACTTTCATCTAGAGACTTTAAATATTTTTCCAATTCATATTGCATATTTTTTGAATATTTTTCAAAAGGAAAATATTCATTATAGTATTTCATTTCCAAAACTTGTGTTGCATGAATATATCTAAAATCTTCTAGAGCATCATATCCTAAATTAATTTTATTTCCAACTTGAACTCCAACATAATCGACAGCAGCACATTGATTACCAATTCTCAATTCACCGTCACCAGTGCTTTCAAATTGCCAATCAATCTTATTTAAACATTCAGTTTTAGCGAACCAAAAAGGTGCTTTTAAATGTGATGGGTGGGGATATTTTTTATCTGCAAATTCTCCATTATGAATTTGACTAGCACCGAACCCAATTTTATCATGGCAATCTAAAGTCTCTATTATATTCTTTAACCATTCATCCCTTTTTAAAACAATATCATCAGAAATAAATACGAAATATTCATAATCTTCTCTATATTTGTAAAAAAAATATCGATATGCTCCGAATGCCATGTGCGGAACATCCTGACCATTAATAATTTTATTTTCTAAAATTAGATCACCATCTTTATTTTTAACTTGATTTGGAACTCCTAAAAAATCTCTATGAACTAAAATTAAATCATGATCATAATTTGCTTCACAATTCAAATATGATCGCCAAAATATATCTTGAAATCTTTGTCCACACAAAGCAATAACAGCAACTTTTTTCATTACTCAACTCCAACTAACTGCTCAAGAGTAACATGATCAGGCTCATTAAAAGCCCTATCAGGTTTATGCTTGATAAGTTGAACAACAGAATGTGAGTTAATAGAGAAATTATACTTTTCTCTGACCTGCATAGACCAAGTTACATCTTCACTTTGCCCCCAAGATAATCTTTCATCCAAAGGAAATTCTAACATCACATCTTTTTTGGCAACCCAATATGCACCAGAAAAATACATATACCTCGACAAATGAGTCATTGTATATGGGATCAAGCATTCTTTATTACGTGCCATAATTCCGTCCATAAAATTGCCATTGTGAGGCCATATAGACCAATCCCTGTATCGAACACCATCAGTATTGAGTATTGGATTCATACAGGTTTTATAGTCTTCTCCAAACTTTAACCATCCATCATACCACCCATCATTATACTTAATGTAATCATGAGAATAAACTATATTCTCATACTTTGCATTTTGAGTTATAAGGTTTTTCTTTCTTGTAATCCAGGCAGGTTTTTGATTTTCATCAAAAGATATAACAGTAGTATTGTGCCTTGAAACAGAACTATTTCCCACAACTAAAACTTCATATTCTGGAATATTTTGATTCTCAATGCTATCAATTACATTATTGACATATTCATCTGTAGTTCCAGATGTTACAATCCCAAATGTAAATTTCATTTTTTTAAAATCCAAATCCGTAAATTTTATCAACTATGACTAATGTAGAATCATCCCCACCACCATTATCTTGTATTGCAATTTTCGGATTGGCAAGATAATATTCTACATTATATTTTTTCGCTAACTCATTAAACGCACCATCAGCAGTCCAGATTAAATCTTTATTAAAATCAAGAAGTATTTCTGCACAGGATTTTTTGACGTTCATTGCATGAGTATGCCCAACGCCGCCTCCTGTCAAAATATTTAGATTTGAAGAATAACCGCATCCTGCAGAGTCTTCTTGATACCCAAGATAAAAAACTGAATATTCGTCAGGAAGTTGATTGGTATAATTTTCAATATTAAAGATATGATCATTAAAATCACAATCATCTTCTAAAATCAAAGCATTCTGAATATTTTCATTTACAATTTTTTCATAGATTCTATAATGACTTAACGCACAGGAAAGTTGTCCACGAGTAAGTCTAGATCCTACTTCTCTGTAGGGAGTAACATCTAAATCTCCACCATATGCACCATAAAAAAATTCATAATCAACACCTTCAAGGCGTTTTTTCATATTATTAATTCGATCAGTAAAAGAAGGAATTGTGATAATAAATATCCGATCAAATACTTTATTTAAATTTTTCATTGTCTACTCAAGGTGTGTTTGTAAATGTATTTTGTAAATCCTGTATTTCGTCTATAATGGGTGGCATCCCATATCCAGTCTTCGCCAAGAAAAGTTGCAGAATGATCAAACCCACAAGCATAGTATGCGACTGCACCTAAAATTCTTTCTGTTGCAAAGGTATCACTCTTACAATCTGCTTTGAGTTTATCAATACCAAACTCTTTCATTTTTTTCATAGCAGAAGCAGGAACATAAAAACTATTATTATTCACACCATATGCATGATGAAGTGGCCAAGATTTTTCAAACAAATCATAAAAAACATCTTCACCACATCCTGGACAAGGATCATCCATCAAACGATATGCAGATTGGGCAACCATTTTGGTCCCTTGTGAAGGAACTCTAACAATATGTTCCCAATCCTCTGCCACAATCTCAATTGAATCTTGGAACATAAAGTATTCCGATTCATCAGGATACGCATTTGTTCCATAATTAAATGCACCAATCTCATACTTTAAATCAGTATTCTCAAATAGACAATCATACTTTTCAGCGACTGATTTTGATACTTGAGATCCTGATGTTTCTACACAAAGAACTTTATGATTTTCTTTTGAATACTTGCGAATTGATTTCAAACATTGTTCTAAAATGTCTGGGCTCTCGTGAGTGCAAACAATAATCATTTTAAAATTTCCTCAAATATATTAACCAGATAATCTATTTTAAATAGATCTTCGGTATTTACAAATTTCTCTTTCATATAATCCATATACAAATCATCATCATTATCAATTTCAACTACCCTCTCCGCTAACTTTTCGTTACTACCATAATCATTCCAATTTAAAAAACTTTTAGTATTAAAGTCTTTTCCTATTTCAACATTTCCCCAATAAATGGGAATACTTAATGCCATCATTGGTTCGTAAATTTTTTCAGTCGTATATCCTATCTTCCCGTTATACTCTAAACAGTTTTCAAATGCCATTGAAAACTTATAATACTTTAAAACTTCACACTTATTAATCGATCCTGCAATGGTTCCAGACTCTCCACCAATAATTGGTCCGTTGTTATAATGCTCACCTAAAGCATCTACCTGTTTATACATACTCATAATTTCAAAAAATGCGGACCTCTGGCACTCAGGTTTACCAGATCCTCTAGCAACATATGCACAAAACTTTGGTTTGTAATTTAAAATAGTATCGTTAATCTGTGTTTTACTATAAAGAATTTCTTCATAAGAACTAGTAAAACCACATTTATAATATTCATACGCATAAAGAAGATATAGAGGGAATCTATAAAATCTAGAATCATCAATATAAAATGATGTCAGTGCATAGTCTTGAACTCCAATGTCATAAAATGGTTCACCGCTAAAATAAACCATTTTAGCGTTTTGATATCTTTCCCGAAAATCATTTGTTATTACCAAATCAGGATTATCTGGAGTTACCTCTACATCGTATTTTTGCGATAATGCATATGTAAAGACATTATCGTAAATATCAAACTTTCCCCAAAAGGATGTAAACCACACTCTCATTTTAGTTTCTCCACATAATCACTACAAATTCCGTGACAGTTATACACTCTCAGAGAATCAAAATTTTCTAATTCAGTTTTCCATTCCGGCATTACAATAACTGATTTGGGTGTGTAAGACTTCCCCGGATAAGTCCAGATGTAGTTTCTACTGGTTAAAGTATAATCATCATCTTGATGCCAAAAATAATTATATCCCCCAGTTTTATCTACAAAATGATAGAGAGAGTCAATATTTTTACAGTGAATCCACAAACTCTCCATACGTTGAGCTAACCAATATGGTGTTACAACATATTGTGGATCATCATGTCCTAGATAAAACTTATTATCTAAACTATCATATCTAACATCAATCTCAACATCATAACCATTAGAAATTGCATCATCAATATAGTCTGGTTTATTTTCTTCTAATGGATTTGGACCATTGGTATTGCCCCGATGTGCTATAAGTTTCATTCCTTATGATGCTCCAAGAAGTAATTCAAATCTTCGGGTGTGCCAATACCCCACATTCCATCTTTTTCGATTTCTTTAATACGAATTTTCTTTCCGTCTTGTATTGCTTCATTAAATACTGGGCAGACATAGAATTCATTATTAACTCTAATATCTTTCCCAATCATTTGCTCCGCATACTTCACATAGTCAGAACCTTTCTTCCAATAGTAAATACCAACAGTTGCGTGTTCGGAAATCGGTTTCTTCTCTGCAACCTCAGATACATAACCATCCTCACCAAGTTTGGCATAAGACCACTTGGGGTGAGTTGCTGGGAATGTAATGATCCCACCATCACACTCACCATTCTGAAAAGCATAGAGAGTTTCGTTTGAATCCCAAACAACAAACTGGTCAGAGTTTGCCATTACGAGTGGTTCATCACTATTGATGAATTCCTTGGCAAGAAGAGTCGTGCAGGCAGCACCTTCAGTTATTCCATCAACCTGAACAATATTACAATCGGGAGCAATCAAAGGAAGAAGATAGTTGAGATTATACTTTTCATAATGCTCTTTCTGAACAATAAAAGTATAGTTTGCCTTGATGTTCAAATTTTCTACAACAACCTGAATCATAGGTTTGCCGCGAACCTCAATCAAAGGTTTGGGGAATGTGTATCCCTGACTAGCAAATCTACTGCCAGCGCCTGCCATAGGAATCAATACATTCATGGTCTTACTCTCCCACGCCACTTTTTGTTTTGTGCCATTTAAAATTTTTTTAATCCGATCAATCTTTGTTTGATTGAGATCTTTACGATCTTCAACAGGAACAAGATGTGCTTTACTATCAAGAGCACCTTGACGACCAATGTGACTATCTTCAATAATGACTGTATCTGCAGGAAGAGCACCAAGGGCGGTCATACACTTCCAATACATTGCAGGAAATGGTTTGTTACGAACAACGTCTTCATTAGACACATACATGTCCACAAACTCTAATACTCCCAATCTTAATAAAATGATTTTAACAGTATTCCTAATAGAATTAGATGCCACTGCAATCTTGTAACCAACATCTACAAGTTGCTGGAAGTATCCCATCAACTCATAATCCTTTGCCACACAGTCATTGAAGATCTTAAGAGTTGCCTCTTGCTTATCTTGCCAGATCTGATCATAGAGTTCTACAGGTAGTCCCTTATTCTTAGTAAGAAGTTCCAGTTTTGCTCTGGTAGGAAGACCATCATAAATGCTGACATGATCTTCTCTGCTGATAGCATACTTGTCCCCAAGTGCCTGGTTTAGTGCTTCATAATGATAGTCTTTACTATCAATAAGAACACCATCTAAATCAAAGATTACAAGTTTAGTCATAAAAACTTTTTAATTTTTTCTTTTGTCAAGTCAGAGTAATTTAATGCTTTATCATCTACAAAAACATCATAATGAATTTTTCCCATCACAAGATGATCATACTTCAATTCCCAAGCATTAAGTTGATTTATAGTTTTGGTATACAATTCACTATAAATCAAAAGAATATTTCCATTGAATTGGGACATCCCTCTAGCAGTATATATTACAATTTTATTACCCTCCTCATAAAGATCATTGATTAGATCTATAACTTCTAAATTAGGTTGGCAATGATCATACTTTTGTGGACCTAGATGCTCATATCCATTTGGACGATAACAAATAACATCATCTAAATCAAATGCGATAGTTTTTAGTTTGCTCATTTAACAATCCAAGTTTAGATTTAATTCTTCTCTGTATGAGTTTATCTGCTGTTGGGAAAGTAGATTTTATTTTAGTGATAAATTCTTGATCAGATAAGACATAATGACAACAAGTCATTATTAACTGATCTTTAGATACTCGTTTAATATCTGGAATCCATTTTTTCCACTTGTTTGAATTATAGCATATCTGATATAATTGTTCAAATTTTTCCTTATCCCCCTTACATTCTTCCAAATAATATTCAGATTCCACTTGCCCATACTCTGGTGCTATATTAATTGCATCTAGTCCAATTTGAAATCTCAATTCAACATCAAAAGAATCAGTTAAATAATCACCATTATGTTCTTTACTCATTAAACCAAAATCTTTAACAACTTTGATAAATTTATTCAATCTTTTATTATTAAAATTACCAGTATTTGTTCTTGTGGACAAATCAAGTCTTGTTCCAGACTGAACTACAGCATACTTAATTTGATTGAATTGATTTTGACTTAATCTATCTTTTAAGTAAGATAAAAACCAGTCAAGTTCCTCTGGTTCATATCTAAAAATTGCTTCTTCAGTTCCAACCTCATACATCATACTTGAGTTTTGATTCCAAAGATTTATCAGAATACTGCGAGTTTTTTCTGCTGCTTGCTCTACAGATTGAGATGCTCTAAAAGGATCAATGTGAATTAAATCAAAATATTTACAATCCTCATCAAAAGAATTCATACCATCGTCAGGATCTTTTCCTTGCAATTCTCCACCATGATCTCTACACAAGAAAATAGAAGAATTTTCATTCCGAACGTATTCTGAAAAATTTTTAGTATTCCAATCATTAACATATCCACCAGTATAATCAACTTGCCTTCTGGATGGAATAAGACCAATAGAATGCTGTTGACCGTGTTCAATTACACAATCAACAACATTTTTACTCATTGGTCCGATGTAATATTTTGGAAATATCATTTAAGATTTAAGAAAAGATTGTATTTACCGAAATAATATAGGAACATATCAAGAGAGTGCTCGTGCAATGGAGACATATTAATCCAAATAATTGAAGTCAATATCTGAATCGCATCAAAACATATTCCCTCATTATAGCAAAAAGTTTTCAAATATTCTCTACATTCTAAATGAGAATTTTTAACGTAAACATCACAGGTGATTGTATCTTTACAATCTAATGTATAAAGATTATTTGAAAGAACTTGATGATTTAAAGTAAGATTATGATTTAACTTTGCCAAATCATAATTCATATCTCCAGCATCAATACTTTCATTGAAATCTTGTCTCCAATCAATAAGTGTGAATTGATTATCTTTAATTAAAATATTATCAAGAATAAAATCTCCGTGAAAACCAGATGGTTGCTTTCCTATCAGATAATCAAAATCAATTTCATCGATTAATTCTTTAATTGGAGGCACATAAATTCCATTGATAATATTTGAAGTGTCTTCTAAATTATACTTATCTAAAAATTTTTCAATTCTTTTAAGGGTTTTATCTCTATAAAAAGATAATGCATTCTTTTTATATAACGGATCCTCTTTTTTCACCCAAAGATTTTCTTTTACCCAAGTAAGTAGATTTGTAAATTTAATAAGATTTATAGAATCTGCCAATAAATCTGCTTGAACAAATTCATACTTATAAAAATTTTCTGTGCTATCCAAAATCTTTGGAACTAACCCATCTAAATTTTTTGTTCTTGCAACTCTATCAGAACATACTTTCTTGTTATAGAAAAATTTAATTACAAAGTCTTCAAAAACAAAAATGTTTTCATCTTCTTTATCAAGAACATGAACTGTTCCTTTGATATGTGATCTCGTTCTTCTCAAAGAATCAATATTGCCAATATCATACCAATCACTAACTTCAACCACAGAAAAATCATTCATCTTACGAATGATATGACAATCACTTAAATCATTAGTATTTACAGTTTGGAGAACTGATCTACAAGTATCCCAAAAAACTTTATACTGTTGAATACCAGAAACACCCACATAAACAAAATCAAAATTTTGTTCTCCTTTTTCGTTGATTGATGCGATTTTTCCATTGACACAATTAATAGTTCTATATGATTGACTATTATTCCCATCACCACCAATAGACCAGTTAGTTGAAAAATCTACATTACCAATGTAATTTTTTGGAAGAATTGTATCACAAGCGTGAAAAATAAAAGGACACTGCAAGTATTCTTCGCATAAAGAAATTGAATACAATAAACTACTTCCATCTCCCATATAATTATCAACTTCCACAAACTGAATACTACGATCAGAATGTGCAAGATTTAAGTATTGTTTTACGTGAGATCCATAGTGTCCAAGAGTTACAACAAACTCCACATCTTGTGGATATGATTCAATAATATGAGAAATAGCAGGTTTATCACCAACTCGAACCAAACTTTTATTTGTAAACTTTGTTAGATTTCCTAACCTAGATCCCAAACCACTGCAGGTGATTAATACTTTATACTCTACCATACTTATCTTCTAACCTCACAATATCGTCTTCACCAAAATATTCACCAAGTTGAATTTCAACAAATACTACATCTTCATTACCATTATTGAAAACTTGATGCTTTGATTCTTTTGGGATAAAAATAACATCACCTACTCTGTAATAATGAATCTCATCATCAATTTTAATCTTCGCTATTCCCTTTACAATAACCCAAATTTCACTTCTTTTGAAGTGATACTGATAACTAGGTGCCTCTCCAGGTTTGACAACAATCTTTTTAACTTTGGTGTATTCTTCATCCATTAGGTTCTGATATGAACCCCAAGGTTTTACTACGACAGTGCTATCCATTTTTTTTATACCATTCGTAAGTTTTTTCAATTCCCTCACGAAGAGAGATCTTGGGTTCCCATCCAAGTGCTTTGATTCGGTCTACATTCATCACCTTGCGGGGAGTTCCATTGGGTTTTGTTGTATCCCAGTTAATATCACGTTTATAACCAACAACATCAGCAATTGTTTCTGCAAGTTGTTTGATGGTTACATCTTCTCCAGTTCCGACGTTGATATGTCCTGCTTCTTCATATTTCTCCATACAGATATAACACGCTTCGGCAAGATCATCAACGTGCAGAAACTCACGCATTGCAGAACCATCACCCCAAAGTTTAACCTCCCAATACTTACTATGATCCAGTGCAGCATGGAACTTTGCAATCATTGCAGGAAGAACATGTGAGGTTTCCAGATCAAAGTTATCATTTTGACCATAAAGATTCGTAGGCATCAAAGAAATAGCATTAAACCCATACTGTTGGCGATATGCCTGACACATCATAATACCAGCAATCTTTGCAATCGCATAAGCATCATTAGTTGGTTCCAGAGGACCAGTCATCAACTGATCTTCTGTGATTGGTTGAGTCGCAAACTTTGGATAGATGCAAGAGGAACCAAGAAACAGCAGTTTCTTTACACCAAAGTTATAAGACTGCTGAATAAGATTAGTTTGGATTTGCAGATTCTCAGTCAAAAACTCTGCTTTATAGTTGTTGTTTGCCATAATGCCACCAACCTTAGCAGCAGCAACAAAAACATATTCAGGTTCTTCTGAACAAAAATATCTTTCAGTTTCATCTTGATTTGTAAAATCTACATCATCACGAGTGCCTTTGATGATGTTAGTATAACCTTTACTCTCAAGATTTCTTACGATTGCAGATCCAACCATTCCGTTGGCACCCGCAACTAATACTCTAGAATCACTGTCCATAAATGCACATATCCTCAACAAGTTGTTTAAACGAAGTCTTAGGTTCCCAACCTAGTTTCTCCTTTGCCTTTGTGGCATCACCTAATAAAGTCTCTACTTCAGCAGGTCTGAAATATTTAGGGTTGACTTTGATGACCACTCTGCCAGTATTCTTATCAATGCCAACTTCATCCAATCCTTCACCTTCCCATACGATCTTCATTCCAAAGTATGGTGCTGCTTCTTCTACAAATTGTTTTACAGAATACTGAACACCAGTAGCAATTACAAAATCATCTGGTTCATCTTGCTGAAGCATTAACCACATTGCCTCAACAAAATCTTTAGCGTGTCCCCAATCACGCTTTGCGTTTAGATTACCAAGTTCTAAAACATCTTGCAGTCCAACAGATATTTTGGAAAGTGCCCGAGTAATCTTACGAGTTACAAATGTTTCACCACGACGGGGAGATTCGTGATTGAAAAGAATACCCGTGCAAGCATACATTCCATATGCTTCACGATAGTTCTTTGTGATCCAATATCCATAAAGCTTCGCTACACCATAAGGAGAGCGGGGATAAAAAGGAGTAGTTTCACTTTGAGGAGTTTCCTGAACAAGACCATAAAGTTCACTTGTAGACGCCTGATAGATGCGGACACGATCCTCCATACCCAGGAGACGCACTGCCTCAAGAATACGTAGAGTTCCCACACCATCCACATCAGCAGTGTATTCAGGCATCTCAAAGGATACCTTGACGTGACTTTGAGCACCAAGATTATAAATTTCATCTGGTTGGACTTTTTGTATAACTCTTACTATATTAGTTGAGTCTGTTAAGTCTCCGTAATGTAAGTTAATATTTTGATACAAATGATCAATACGATCTGTATTGATTAAAGAAGATCGACGAATGATGCCATGAACTTCGTATCCTTTTTCCAAAAGAAGTTCGGCAAGGTATGATCCATCTTGTCCAGTAATTCCTGTAATCAGAGCAACTTTTACCATTAATTCATTTCCTCAATTGTTCTAAAATTTTCTGGGTGAATTCATATTCATAACCTTTACCATCCTCTATACCCATACCCCAAGGATTTTTATTACCATACATTGTATTATATAAAGTATGAATTGAAAATCCATTGTGGATATAATACATTTTCTTCCCAGAATTTTTACAATAAATGTTCATGGGAACTTCATCGTAAGCATCATACCTAGCTTCTTGATTTGATCTAATCCAATCGTCGGTCTTAATTGCAAATGTGTTAATTGTAAAATAGGGACGATTAAATGGATTGATCTTGTAATCATATTTTTGATTAATTCTATCAAGATTATCTAAAATATAATCATTCAGAATCATTTGAGCTCCAGCACAAATTCTGATTGGATGAATACCTTTAAATGGAGTTGGAAGACGTCCAACTTTATAATAAAACTCTTCACGATTCCATTTATCAAATCTAATAGGTGTATAATCAACTCCCCACAAACCATTTGGCATTGGTGGATTGGTATACTCTCTATAAATGTTTTCTTTAATTTGTTTGTCTGTTACGAAATTTTCAACAAAAAGATCTACGAGTGGAATATTATTTGAAAGAAGAGGTGACATTAAAAACGACTCTTCACTATCAAGAAAAGAAATATTTTCAATCAAATAATCCCAAATATAATTGTTAATAAAACAATCCTCATCCAATTTGACAGAATACTTTGATCCTGTATTAATTGCATAATTGACTTTACCAAGATAATTATTATCGTGGGGAAAATTAATAACTTCTATTTCTATCCCATCAATAAAGTCCTGCCAGTTATGTTGGTGTGTTGCAAGGACATGAATTTTTATCTTCTTCTTATTTTCATCTTTAATTTTATTCAAATAAAATGAAGTTACTTCCCAATAATACGTGGGTCTATCGTGTGCAAAATAATTTATAGAAATCATAATAGTTTATTTGAATACCAATCGATTGTTTTTTGTAACCCATAATCAAGGGAAAACATTGGTGACCAAAAAAGATTATTTCGAATTTTACAGATACTTGTAGAGTATCTCCTATCGTGCCCTGGTCGGTCTTTTACATATTCTACCATACTTTCAGGTTTGTTCATAATCTTAAGAATTTTTTTAACCAAGTCAATATTTGTAACCTCACACTCGCCACCAATATTATACTTCTCTCCAATCACACCATTTTTCCACACCTTAATTAATGCAGTACAATGATCTTGAACATATAACCAATCACGAATCTGCATACCATCACCATACACAGGGATCTTTTTTCCAGAAAGAATATTTAAGATTGTCTGTGGAATTAGTTTTTCCTTATATTGTCTTGGACCATAATTGTTAGAGCAATTGGTGATGTTTACAGGCAATCCATAAGTATTATGGTATGCCATTACAAAGTGATCACTTGCTGCCTTAGATGCTGAATAAGGATTTCTGGGATTGTAACTTGTACGTTCACTAAAAGATCCATCCTCAATAGATCCATAAACTTCATCGGTAGAAATATGAATAAACTTATCAACCTCGTGTTTTAGTGCAAGGTCAAGAAGACTGACTGTACCTACAATGTTACTATGAATAAATGGGGAACAATCTTTAATTGAATTATCAACGTGACTTTCTGCAGCAAAGTGAAAGACCGTTTTAATCTTGTGTCTTTTGAAGATCATATCGCAAGCAGACTTGGAGGCAATATCAATTGTATAAAATTTTATATTATCTGGAATGTATCTCCAATTTGCTGCATAGGTTAATTTATCAATACAAACAATTTCTTCATCAGTCATAGTAACTAAATGATGAAGAAAGTTACTCCCAATAAAACCAGCACCACCAGTAACTAGAATACTCATTTTTGACCGTACTTTTCTAGAAGTTCTGGAGAATATTGAAGGACATCTTTAATATTTTTTTCTTCTCTTTTTGCTCTCTCAAGTTCATAAACTCGATTTCTAAGTTCAGTAGTAGAAAACTGATGCCTTCTCAGATGATAGTAAATCTCAATATCGTTATCAATACAGTATTGCTTTCCCGTAAAATCAATGTCCTTATATTCCTCACTCAAGAATCGAATATGAAAGGTTTGAGTCTTGATTAAATTTAAAAGATCTGCTTCTGTATCATAGACAAGAATCTCATCCACATATTTACACGCTTGCACCTGAGCATATCTCTCATAAATTGATTGCACTGGTTTGTTCTTTAATCCAGGTCGATCAATTGTTGGATCCACCTGAAGTGCTACCTTTAAGTAGTCGCACATTTCTTTTTCCATTTTGAGCATTGTAACGTGTCCAGCATGAAAAAGATCGAAGCAACTACAATTAAAACCAATTTTCATGAGATATAGTTTTTTACCATTATACTAAAAAAGGAGAGTTTATGCAACTCTCCCGTTAGGTCTTTCATGCACGCCACTTGCTCTTTGACCAGAAGCAAGAAACTGGGCGGGAGAGAGTCCCATCCGCACCAACGTCATTTTAGAGATGCCGTAAACTCAAATAGGGTCATATTTGACTCCACCAGTATAAGTTTTAAGTCATTCC